ATACATTCGGTCGCCTTTTTTAACATCGTAAAGTTTTTTGTATATTTTTAAACGAGACAATGGACAATTTGTCCTATATTTTACTAAAGGATGTGGATTAGTTTTTATATTAAAACGAACTGCTTGTTGGTAAATAGCGGAACGCCACTGATATGCAATATAGATAAAAAACTCCTTAAATGCCGCTTCCTTTACTTTCTCGATGGCTTCTGTTTCATTCAAATACATATTCAAATAACTTGTGCATATTTCTAAACCTGATATATCCGCCATACTTTCACCAACCATTCCCGACGCATCCATATCAATTCCATCCCACGACGCAAATAACTCATATTGCTTAATAACATCTTTTACTTTTTCGTCAAATTTTGCTTGATCATCGGGTGTCCACCAGTTTACCTTATTTCCTTTATAATCAAATAAACGTCCGGTATTATCTAAACAATGCGACAACTCGTGTCCAAAGGTATACCCAATATGTGCTAAATTATATTCAAGACCTTTCGCCCTTAATGTTATAAAAGGTTCCTGTAAAATTGCAGCTGGTATATAAATATTATTTTTTGTAGGATTATAAAACGCATTTACAACATAAGGTTGTGTGCCGTTTAGGGCTGGACCCGAGTTTACACTAAAGTCAACAGAAGTAATTTCTGTAAAGTGTTTTCCTTCGCGTGTAATATAATAGTCACACATTGCATATGCTTGTGCGAGCATAATACCATATGCATCGCCCTGAGGATATGTAACGTCAAAATCCTCAATCATATACTTTGGATAAATCGTTTCAATTGATATTTTTTCCAATTTTTGTATTGCTTGCTCTTTTGTTTCCTGATGCAACCACATATTTTCATTTATAATTCGTATAAATACCTTTCGCAAATCATTTCCAAGTGTATCTGCAATATAAACTGCTTGTTGTTTTACGTATTTGGCAACATATAAACGCGACAACAACGTATTAAAGCAATACGATAGTCCAAAAATAGAATATATTTTTTCGGGGAAATTTCCTTGCTGACCTGTTACATAACTTTTAAAAAACTTAAACCGCAATATCTTTCCTGGGTTATAATACATACAAAATTGGCGAAAATACATATAATACCAATATGCTTTCCATTTTTCGGTTTTCCATTCTGCTTGTAACTTGGTCATCATGCATTTTACAAAACTTTTATTAGCAGTTATATAAGATGAGGGAGCACTTTTGTATCCCAATTTTTTTGAAAAATTTTCCCAATCAAAATTGCATTCTTTCACACTTTCACGTGTAGGAACAACATTATAAAAGTCTGCTGAAGTTTGTCCTGGTTCAAAACATATGATAGAATTTAGCATTTCTATTTCGCATTTTAAAACGTCTTCTGGTTTAAGTCCGTGACCTGTTCCAAGCATAATGTCAAATAAATTTTGGACAAATTCGCAGAATTTTTTACTAAAGTTCATTCTAAACTCATTCGTATATTTTTTATTTGCATGAGGTGTAATATACAAGTCGAAATCATAAAAAGACAACTGCGGTGAAGTAATGTGACTTCTCGTATTCACTGCATCTTTTTCATCTTGATACATTGACCATGAAATAGGACATCCCCATGATACTATCTCGTTGCGATTAATAAATGCTAAATAACCTATCAAGTCGTCATTTTTTACGTAGTTGGCGTGTTGGGTTATCACATCGTCGATGTGTGGTTTTATTTTATCAAACGTAAAATTTGAAAACTTCATTGAATTTATAACATTTTCGACCTTTCTTGCAAGAGGAGTATTGTTATTTTTATAGTATTCTGTTGCTACATTTATAATACGAAGATTTACTGTATTCTGAACAAATCGAAAACTATCAAGTTTCGTAAAGTAAAATTTTCTATACTGGATTTTTATCTCTTGTTCCTTCATCCAGGCGTGATTAATAAACATATAAAAATCTGTTTTAGGGCTTAGTTTTTCTTTTTTTTCAATATCATCATAAAATTTAATTTGTTCTAGAACCATCTGTTCGGTATTAATCGCTTGTTTATCACTTTCAATAAATTTAAGAGGTGGTAAAAAGTGAGCTGATTCTATAATAGATGTGTCTATATGTGGCATTTTTATATATCTACTTGATTTACCTGTTTTATTTTTGCTATACTTATTTGTAATCATAATATTTTTTAATGTTAATTTTTTATTTTTTAAAATCATATTTGCTTTTTTATGTTTTGTTTTTAAAATATGTCTTAACTTACTATTTTTTACATGTCTTATTTTAATATTTTGTTTGTATCTATTTATTTTTTTTGTTACCATTATATTTATATTGATATTTTATCCCCTATAAAAAGGATTATATATAATTTGAGTGTTATTCATTTATTTCAATTCATATTATCAAATATACATAAAGATAAAATATAATGTAATATTATAATATAAGATTATAGAAATGAAGACTATTCTGCTCTTTGCATTCTTATCTTTTGCGTCTGCTATCATGGTAGTTCCACATGATAGAAATATTACAGATTTAGGAACATTAGAAAAATTAGAAACAAACTATACCGATAGTGAAAAAAACATTCATCTAGCTCATCCAATATCTTATGTAGATGCACATTCACATGAAGATAATTCTAAGTATCATAATAAACCTCATTTAGCATTGGTTGAAAAGGAACAACCGGAGTCAAATAGAAAACTCTTGATATCGATTTCTAAACTTTTTAGAAGAAGTCCTCCACCCCCTGCTCCCAAGCCTGCTCATAGACCTGCTCCCGTGGTTGCTCCCAAGCCTGCTCCCAAGCCTGCTCCCGTGGTTGCTCCCAAGCCTGCTCCTAGACCTGCACCTGTGGTTGCTCCCAGGTCTGCTCCTAGACCTGTTCCCGTGGTTGCTCCCAAGCCTGCTCCTAGACCTGTTCCCGTGGTTGCTCCCAAGCCTGCTCCCGTGGTTGCTCCCAAGCCTGCTCCTGTCGTATCAGTTAAAACTGCACCAGTTCCTATAGTAATTAAGTCATCTCCATCAGCACCTGTTCCTCAAACATTTCCTATTTCTATGACATGTGACAACGAGTTTGACTTATATGTGAATGGCGATAAAGTTGGCAAAGGTGATACTTGGACAAAAACATACCAGTTTAATCCTATAGTAAAACCAGGCGATGTTATTGCAATTGATGGTGTTGATAAGGGTGGACCTGCTGCATTTATCGGAGTATTCAACGGAAAAGTTACCAAGCCAAATGAATGGAAATGCTCTACAAAGAAATCAGATAACTGGAATAAAAATAACTTCGATGATTCTTCATGGAGTAATGCAGTAAGTTACGGAAAGAACAATCAGCAAAATATTTGGATGTCTGTTGGTAGAGGTTCACGTCCCAATATCCCAGGCGATGCTGAATGGTTGTGGACATCTGACAATGAAAATCATAATAGAGTATATTGCAGGTTCTTTTATAATGGAAGAATACCCGCGCCTACTCCTGCTCCTGCTCCTGCTCCTACTCCAAAGCCTGTTGTAGTTCAACCTAAATCAGTTGCTCAACCTGTTGCCAAACCTGTTGCTCAGCCTGTTGCCAAACCTGTTGCTCAGCCTGTTGTCCCAGCATGCAAACCCGATGTATATCCTCCTACATCACACGCTACTATCAAGTCGCAAGTAGATGTGTTATCTAAAGATGCCCAACAAAAGATGGATGCATTGTTTTCCAAGTTCAATACTATGGTGAATGAAATGTCAGCCAAACAGAAACAACAAGTTGCTCACGATAAAAAGACTATCACTAATACTGAACAAAAGGGTAATTCGATATACGATAAATATAAGAAAGAATTTACTGCAACTTCTTCTCTTCTTCAAAAAATCACTTCCCTGAATACTACCCTTCAGTCGCATCTTAGAACTATTCGCGAAGAGTCTGACTATCTTGCACGTCTTAAAATATTCAAGCCTAAATTCTTGACATCTTTGGACAAAGTAAAGTCGCATGTAAGTGTTATAAAGAACGATGTTCACTCTACCATCGTAGAAGGTGGTGACAAAAACGGATTAATTGCTCTTCTCAACGATGTGCGTTCATCTACCGAAAAATCCGCGGCACTACTCGCAAAGGCTTTTATGGATCACTACGACAAATACAATACTCAGTTGCAAAAAGATACCGACAAATATTACAAAGATGAAACGACTATGGGTAGTCTGAAAGTCGACTATAGTATTGAGAAAACAAAACGCGACAAGTCGTTAGCAGAATACAACGATATTATTAAAATCATCAAACAACTCAAAGAGACTCACGCTATTTCTGAGAAAGATGAGAAATTGTTTAGCGACCTTATTCAAAAAGTAGAAAGTGTTTTCAAATCACAAGAGAAATCCGTTGTTAAATTTTCAAACTCCAATACCCATTGTGCTGCAGACGTTCTGAAGGCGCATTTGGCGAGGAATAGGGTCTAATATTACTAAAAAATATATCTACGAAATATATCTACGAAATATAACTACTTTATATATTATTTGTTTTACTCAAAATTAAAACAAATAATATTCGTATGTAAACTAAAACTATTGCACTACTTACTTATCTACCAGTATTTCCTTCCCTATATTTTTTACTATTTTTCGTTCATAGTTATTATACGTTTCGATGGGTTCGCAAATAGAACGCACCATAGTTAGATACTGAATTTGTTTTTGTTCCGTTTCCATCCAATCGGGGTTATCGATTGCCCATAGTTGTAATGCTGAACGCTCTTTGTTTGCTACTTTTATGATAGTATTTTTAAATCTGTCGTGATTATTATCTTTATGCCATTTGTCCTCATCTTTAATATACATCGTGTCTCGTTTTATATCCGTGCAGTGTATCGGTCTTTTATATATATCAAGCTCTTTTAGTTTTTTGATCATAATATCAGTTACGCCGCGTGTTATACCATTGTTTTTCGAAAATAATAAGTCGTCTAATGTTATTTTAAGTGAATCAATAAACTCCGACATGTTCAAAGCATCTTTGCATTTCTCATTCAAAAATATGTTCAAATTGAACTGATTATTGGTTATGTTATTATTATTTGTTATATGTTGTGGTGTAGTTAACTGGTTTTCCGACAAAGACTTTATCATTTTCATCATTTCTTGGTTATCTTTTAATAGAGACATAAACATCTCTTTTGTTATACCGCTTTTTTCATGAGAACCATTATTATTATTATTATTATTATTATCGCATAATATAATATTTTCATTTTTGTTACCATCTATGGTCTCATACTCAAAATCATAATCGCTAAAAATTTTTGAATTATATTGTGGACATTTTTTTCGATGGACATGTAGTCCTTGTCTGTGCATAAATGCTTTGCCGCATACACAGACGTTTTTTTTCGCGTTTTTGTCATTATTTTGGTGTTTACGTGTTGCGAGGTGTCTTTTATACTCACTTTCTTTGCTAGATGAATAGTCACAAATTTTACAGGCAAAAAATGTCGGCGTTTTTTCTGTCATCATTGTCATCATATATATATGATGACAAAAAAACTCCTAAACCCTTTTCATAAATATTCTAAAAATGTCCAAAAAATTATCGTAACAAATTTTTCAACTTAAAAAAGCAAATGAGAGCATTATGGTCTAAATTGAAAAGTTAACATTTTTTTCAAATCTAAAACTGAAAATCAGAAAAAGGACATTTATAAATGTCCTTTTTTCAAAAACGAGGTTTAGATTTGAAAAAACATTACATCATTCATTCTTCAGCGTCCGCCTTCCCCATTTCGCGGACCTTAGCTTTATGCTCTTCTTTATAATTAGCGAGGCGGTCGCATGCAGACCATTATGCAGTGGCGACGGAGGTCGCGAAAAGTTCACATAAAGGGTCCGACGGATGGGGAAGCCATTTTTGTGAATTCTTGGATGTGGGTTTTTGGGGGATGTTTTGAATTTGTTGGGTTTTCTAGATTTTTTAATAAATATTATAAAAACATACATAAAAATATAATATAGGTATACTATAAATACACAATCATTAAAAAATGGAATTAAGTTTTAGTTCAGAAGCTCCTCAGCAAAAGAATTTCATCAAGAAAGCCGGAAGAGGTATTGGCAATGCCGCCAAGAAAGTTCTTCCTGTTGCACAAAAGGTTCTTCCTGTTGCTGCTACCATTGTGCCTGCTCTTCGTCCCGTTGCAGCAATCGTTGACGCTATCCCGGCTCGTCGTTAAATGTGAAATTTGACGGATTACGCGTATTTTTATAAATTTTCATTCTTAATTTATAAAAATAGTCTATACAATAGTTTAGGACGTATATTACACAAACTTATCTTCTATTTTTTTGAAGAATTCTTTGCCATAGATTAAATTTCCGGTTGGTTTATATTCGTTAATCGGTTTGAATTCTTTTTTGGGTGCATTTCCATCCCCTTGAGATTTATTATTTATTTTACGCGTAAGCCCCATATTAAATGGATCAAGTGTATTATTGCTTAGGGGTGTATTTGTAACTATTGGTTGCTGGACTACATTACCATATTCGTCATATTCTTGTATACGATTTCCATGCTCATCAATAGTGATTCCGGTTTTCTTTTTGAACTCCGTTCGAACATACGATGGAATGTAATGCTTCCAAGATATAAGAATAAGATTGGGGTGTGTATACCTAACAACAAATCCGTTATTTGTAAGTTCTTCTAAAAGATATGAAATACATGCAACGCGGTCGTATGTGGATACCCCTAATATAACTTCTGGAATAACATACCAACAAAATTGGGTATCTACTTTTTGGCGCGATGTTACCTTAATTTTTTCATGGATTCGGTTTAAAATTCTGTTAAATACAGATAATTTTGATAAGTCATACGTTTTCTTTTTTTCGTATAAATCTTCCAAATTTATTTTCCGAATCGTATCACTATCTTCTTTATTACGGAATAGTTCATCCATGGTTGTTTGTTGATGGTTGCTATTAATTCAATGATAGAAAAAAATATAATGAGTTATATTTATTAATTTTATATATTGATAGTTTTTAAAATAGTGCATATCTTTACGATTCCTATATAAACCTAAACCTAAACCTAAACCTAAACCATGACGATACAACATTTAGTAATAGGCGGTGGTGGACCTTTTGGTTTTACTGCTTTTGGTGTTTTAAAACAACTACACGATGTTGGATTTTGGGATATAAAAAATATTAAAACAATTTTTGCGACATCGATTGGAGCACTTGTAGGTGCTTTTTTATTATTAGGGTATGACTATAGTTATATATACGACTACTTTGTAAAACGCCCGTGGGAAAAAATATTTAAAAATATTGGCGTCAATAACATATTCAATATATATACAGATAAAGGTGCTATAGATATATACCCTTTATATATCGAATCATTAACTATGGTATTAGAAGCAAAAGGAATGACCTCTGGTGTGACATTAAAAGAATTTTATGATTATTCGGGAGTAGAATTGAATATTATTGTAAGCGAAATTAATACATTCAAATATGAAATTTTGTCATACAAAACTTATCCTGATGTTGAATTAATTAAAGCATTGACTATGTCTGCATCATTGCCTGTTATTTTTACACCACATTTTTTAGACGATAAATGTTTTATTGATGGAGGTATATTTTCAAATTATCCTGTAAATATATGTCTCGACGAAACAAAGTGTCACAAAAATGAAATATTAGGGGTTAGGAAAAAAGAGACATATATGTATCCAATAGTAACTAAAGACTCTAGTTTTATGGAATATATCTACGTTTCATTTCAAAAAATACTTGATGGTATAGACGATCATAATAAATTAGAATCTATACCATATGACATAGCATGTGATATGGATATTTTTAATAAATACGACGAGTGGTTTGATGTATTCAGTGATTTAGAAAAAAGAGAAAAGTTAATTGAAAATGGTATTCATATTGCTAGAGAAATTTATCCTTCTTTTTTGGAAATATATAAAAACGAGATCGACCAACAAGAAGAGACTGACACTATTATAGCTTTGGGAGAAGGAGAGAAAGGAGAGAACGGAGAGAATTAAACAATAATACAAAATGACAAATATAGTTATAGTTATCATTTTGTGATGCAAAAAATAAATAAATACCATTAAATAACATTCATGAATTCTAATAGTGTTGCTTTTGTAGGTTTAGATTTAAATTCAATTATTTCAGAACCTTTATCAAGTTTAATGGTCGGATAACCTGTTACTTCATATTTATCCGCAAGTGCTGATTCTTTGTCGCAGTCAACTTCTACAAAATTTACACGTTTTCCATTAAACACTTTACCCTTATTCTCTTCAACAAATGCATTCCATTCCGGTTTTGTAGAGATACAATGAGGACACCATGATGTTCCAAAAAAGTATAACGTCACCATATCACTCCCATCGGGGTTTTCTCTTCTCATGTCCATACCATTTGCATATCCTTCATAAAATGAGCGATCGGATTGTTTAAGTATATATTTTTTATAAATATAGTAAGCACATGCAATCAAAAGAGCCGCAAAAACTGCAATTAAAACATTTCGTGTAATAGATGGAAGATTTTTGAAAAAAGACTTAATAGTTAAGTCTGAACCTGTCATAATATTAATAATGTATAAATGTATATATTATATATGATATAAATAAATATGTTTTATAAATAATACGAATATACTAAATATCTATTTTAAAAATATATAAACATATATAAACATATATCGTAGACTACTATATCATATATAACATAGACTAAAACACTAAAAAGACTAAAAAGACTAAAAATGTTGATTCGAACAAGCGATGGTAAAATAATTGATATAAAAATATCTAACTTTATTACGGATAACGAATACTACAAAGTCTTATATAATATTTCTTAATGCTGTGTGAGATGAAAAACAAGAGAAATGAGAGACTAAAACAAAATCGTATACAAAACATACATAATAATAACAACCAACGATACTTCAAATATAGTAAACAAAAACAAGAAAGTTCTTAATTTAGATAATGATGGGTTTGTAAAAATACCTGTAGTATCAAATAATGTTTTTATAAATTTATAATTCATAGTAAATAGGTAAAAATAAATACCTACTATACCAACCTTACACAACAACGACAATAATTTATTATTTTTAATTGCAGTTCCATATGTTACTATAATAAGAATAAATGCAGCTACAAGAATATATATAAATTTATTTGCAACATCAAATATATTATGAAAATAGTTTAAAATATTTGTCATTTTGGTATATTATTATAGTATAGTATATTATTATAGTATAGTATATTATATTATAGTATATATAATGAAATACAAAATAAAAAAAAATAAAACATATAAAATCAAAAAGAAAAAATATACATTTACGCGTAAGGAATATATGAGCGGCGATGGAATGATGACCTCAATATGGGGACCTGCAATGTGGCACGCATTACATACTATAAGTTTTGACTACCCCGTTCATCCAAGCAATACAGATAAAAAACATTATAAAGAATTTATTGAAAGTTTGAAATACGTATTGCCGTGCAAATATTGCCGCGTTAATCTAACAAATAATTTAAAAATATACCCAATTCGCGAATGTCATATGAAAAATCGTGATACATTTTCAAGATATGTATACAACTTACATGAAATCATAAACAAAATGTTGGGAAAGAAATCAGGGCTTTCGTATTGTGATGTGCGCGAAACGTATGAACATTTTCGGTCTCGATGCACGGAAAGCGATGGGAAGAAATTATTTAAATTCAATAAAACACGCAAGGGCAAAAACAAAAAAGAACAAGGATGTACTGCTCCTTTATATGGCAAAAATGCAAAATGTGTTATTAAAATTATGCCTGAAGAAGAAAAAGAACCTTCATTTTCTGTTGATAATCGGTGCGTAAAAGTTAGGGGTTAGGGGAACAAGAATTTTAATATAATAAAATTGATCTATTATATTAAATATATATAAATGTAACTGCATAAGTATACCATACCATACCATACCATACAAAAATGGACGATACAAACTATATTCTTCATGCAGATTTGAATAATGAAGAGAATCAAAATGTTATACATCCTCCAGCATTGGTATTGCCATCACCATTACCATCACCATTACCATTACCATCACCATCACCATCACCATCACCATCACCATCGCCATCGCCATCGCCATCGCCCAAGCGCAAATTACCTGCGCCATTAATAATGCCACTAAAGGGGAATGATAAAAGAAAAGAATCATGTAAAAAAATTGGAGGAGAAAAAAAACGAACAGGACACGATATAGAAGTCGAATTTATGAAACAATTTAATAATCCTGAATTCATAAGACATCAAAAAGCTAAAGAAGAAGGTAAAAATACTATAGAATATGGTGCAACCTCTGATACTATTATAGATGAATCGCATCCTGTTCGCGATGTTTTAAAAGATATATTAAGTATAACAGGTGTAAATGTTACTAATAAAAGTGGAAGTAATATTCAGTTCGTATTGGGTAACATACCCGAATTTAAACAAATTCAAACTGCAGCAGAAATAACTCACGATTTTGTAAATAAATTGTTACATAACTATTTGAAAAAAGGTAACAGCATTAAACCAGCAGATATGTTAGTTTATAAATATACTATTAATAAAAAATGGATTTTCTTTAATATTATGCATGTTATTGATTATATAGCCGAAAAAGGGAAATGGCGCAAATTAGAATCAGGAAGATATAAATGTGACTTTGATGATGGCACAAAAAAAGGATACTCACAATATATTACATACGAGTATCGCGATAGTCACAAAAGTTACTTTCTAGGTGCTAATGGCGGCAAAGGTATAAATTTAATCAACTTACTTATGGATGAAAAATATGGAATCAAATACCACTCCGAAGATTTCCTGTTTTAGAATTATTGCGTGCTCGGCCAACAAATAATAATGATTTCGTGCGAATCTTTAATATTATCTTCTTTTTCTGCAGTTTTTCTATTTTTTCCAACCCGCGTCTCGCCCTGGCCATATGTATATTGCCACTCCGGAAACTCAAATTTATATTCCTTATACCATTCGCGAATCGTTGTGCAGTCATTGTAGGTAATAAGAAACCCACCCCTGTGTCTTTTCAACAAGTCGCACATTTTTTTATGATCAAACTTGTTATGATGAATTGGAAAGTTACAATTTGGATACATGCCCTTGAACATTTTGCTATCGCCTTCTAAATAATATGGCGGGTCGAGAAATATAAAGTCATCCGCGTGTTTCGTAATCACCGCCTCAAAATCAGAACACTCGACGCGCAAATTGCGCAGACAAGTTTGCTCCAGTTTCGCAAGACGTCTATCAAATTTTGCCTTGTTGATTTCATTTGAACTTGGCCATCCCAGAAACATTGGTCCGTATGAAAGTGTCATATTGTAGTAGTAGTAGACCGCTTGCATGAGAGGACTTCTGTCAATTAGGGTGGTATCTTCCGGTTTCAATTCGATAACTTTTTGAGTTTTGTAGTTTAAGTCTGCGGGTTTAATTTTATCCCAGTAATGCAACAATAGGTGACGATTATATGTGAACTCTTCTTGGGTAATACTAAATTTTCGTAATTCGCGTATAAATTCGGCTTTGGTGGCGTCGTTAATAATGACATTCCAAAAGTTTGTAAGCATACCGAAAATATCATAACCAATGACTTCTATACCGAGTTCTTGGGAAGCACACAATTCGAATGAACCACCACCGAAGAAGGGAGATACGATTCGTTTCGTTTTTAGTTTGGGTAGATATGAAAGAATAAGTCCGACAGCTTTTGATTTTCCACCGGCATATCGAAGCGGCGACATGCATACACGCTTGAATGAATGAGATCCATCTTTGTCTTTATTTTTGTCTTTATTTTTGTCTTTATTTTGTAATGTTTTCAAATAGTCGGAGAGATATTTTTCGGATTTTTCGTATTGGGGCGCGGATGTGGATGCAGATTCGCCTTGTTTCATGATGGTTCGATAGGTTAAAATAATATGTGTTGTTTGTATGTTTTGCGTCTCTATGTATATAGCTATTCACATATTATTTTAAAATCAATTTTTTATATAGTTTATTCAGGGATTTTATTCAGGGCTTGTTTTGACTTACAAAATTATATTACAACTTAGCCATCCAAGGAATCGGTAAATTCTGGTTTGTTCCTGTAGACTTGAAGTTGGGAACTTTTTCGCAAGTAAATTGTGGCTCTGGACATCTTGCACAAGGGGGGCAAGGTGGACACTTAGACTTACCGCATTTCTCATCACAATTTATTTTAGGAGGAGGTGGACACGCCGGACAAATTGGTGTAAGTGCTTGTGATTTTAAAATATACAAATCTTCTTGCCCCTTGGGTATTTGGTTGCGTGAGACACCATTATTATTATTTGAACGTGGGCTTGGATTTGAATTTGAGTTAGAAAATATAGACCCATTCACTGCACCTGTGGATACAGAGTCAAACATATTGTCATTGCGTCTGTCGCGACGATTGTTTTTATTATAAGAGTTATAATTATTGTTATTCTTATTCTTAGATGATGTGGAAATCATATATGATGATGAATAGTCTTTTTTTCCACCATTTAAGTCATCATCTTTGTATGTGTAACCACCGCGTTTTTTATGAAACTCGTCGTTCTTGTTATAAAATGGATTGTTACGCGTTGCATTTAAACCTTGCGACCAATTTGTAGCAGATATATTTGCATCATTTAAGTTATCATAATAACTGCCATAACTACGATATGATGTATTGTTTGTAAAACCTTCCGTTGAAGAACAAATACCTAAACATGAACATAAAATAAGTGCAATAAGTATTATGAGAAATATATGTAACTTTGTCAATTTCATAGTATATATAATTAAAAATATAATTAATTATATATATATGTGGAAAAAAAGATAGATAGTTAGTATTATATATGCTAAAAATGTTATTTTAGTTTGATTCATTATTTTATTCTCCGGGTGCAAAGTTGTGACCCTCATAACACATTTCTTATTCTTCTTATTCTTCTTCTTCTTCTTCTTCGCCATTATTTTGTTCATTATTACTATTTGGCATACCACCTAGATTTTGTGTTTCATCAAACCCTTCTCTCGTGTTATAACATACACCTAAAACCGGACATAGTATAAGCGCAAGAGCAAGTATTATAATTAAGTGAAGTTTTGTTAGTTTCATTTTTACAATAATATTATATTATATTTTATTTTATTTATGAAAAATTAAATTGATATAAATTAATTATATTAATAAGAATAAGAATAAAAATATAAAACCAAAACTATTAAATGACAGACAAACTTGCTGAAAATAAATCTAAAAATACTATCAAACACAAACATGTGCTCAAATCGTCGCACTTTTCGAGCGATGGAGAAGGAGGAGAAAGAGGAGATACGGAATACACAACACCATTTATTGAAATCGGTGTAGATGAAGCGGGGCGGGGACCTATGTTTGGACGTGTTTATGTCGGCGCCGTTGTTTTACCTAAAGATGCAAAATTATTCGATTTCTCTAAAATGAAAGATAGCAAAAAATTCACATCTGATGCTAAAATAAAAGAAGCGGCGGA